GAAGATGATTATATTACTTTCAGTGGAATGAATAGTGCTGTTGCTGCGGCAGATACTGTATCTTTGGATCAAAGCTGGTGGGAAGATGATGGATTTAGTGTAACTGGAAATCCTGCGGGTGCTAGTCAAGATACTCTTAATCTAGGACCAACTCGTCTTCCTGGGGGAATGGGTCAAGATCATATTTCGCTTAATTTTGATGTGGGTGTGGGGAATACTGCATCGATGGAATATGGATTTCCACCTAAACCTAGACCAGATTTAACAGGTCAATCCTCCCACAAATACCAAGAAGATAAAGGTATTGCAGACCTTAAAGATTATGTCTCTTCCACCTACCAGGGACATTATACAAATGATAGTTCAGATGTACAAACACTGGATCTTATCCATTCTGTAGGTGATGCTGAGTCCTTCTGCCGCTCTAATGCACTTAAGTATTTGAGTCGCTATGATAAGAAAGGACAAGCAAAACGTGATATATTAAAAGCAATGCACTACTGCTTACTGTTATACTATTTCAGTGGCCAAACAAATGAAACTCCGACCCGTGGTTATGAAACTTTCTGATTCAACACTTTCTCTACTTAAGAACTTTTCGACTATTAATCAGTCAATTTTCTTTAAGCAAGGGACAAAACTTCGCACCATTAGTGTGATGAAAAACATTCTTGCCGAGGCAACTATTGGCGAAGAATTGCCAAAGGATTTTGGTATCTATGATTTAGGACAGTTCCTTAATGGAATGGGTCTTCATCGAAGTCCTGAATTAGATTTTGCTAATGAGAGTTATGTATTAATCAAGGAAGGAAGATCACGTTCTAAGTATTTCTTTGCTGATGCAAATGTAATTATTACTCCTCCTGAGAAACCTATTACTCTTCCCAGTGAGGATGTTACTTTTGATTTAACTACTGAACAATTGGATAAGTTGCTTAAAGCAGCAGCAATATATCAGTTACCTGATTTATCTGTTATTGGTGAGAATGGAGAAGTTAACATTCTTGTAAGAGATAAGAAGAATGATACTTCTAATAACTTTGCTGTAACAGTAGGAGAGACTGATACTACCTTCTCCTTTAATTTTAAAGTAGAGAATATTAAGATTCTTCCAGGAACTTATGCTGTAGTTGTATCACAGAAACTGTTGTCTAGGTTTACTAGTAAGAATCATGATCTTACTTACTACATAGCACTGGAACCGGATTCTACCTTTGGCGAAGTATAGAGTATGTCCATTGAGTGATGAATATCCTCCTACTCCACTTTCGGAAGTAGAGTATGAGGATTGGACAGATGCTCAGGATGAAGCTGTACGTTTGTTGGAATCAGGTGTAGAATATGTACAGATAATATTGGATGATGGGTTACTCCAAGAATTAAATTTAGAACGGGGTATTGTAGGAACCACCTTCAGTACTCATGTTCTTGCACCTTATTATGTGAGATTACGAAATTATGAGGGATGAATTTCTGTGGTGCGAACGATACAGACCACAAACTATTGAAGATTGTATTCTTCCCGCATCTACTAAGAAGACTTTTCTAGATTTTCTAGACAAGGGGGAAGTTCCAAACTTACTTCTTTCAGGTCCTGCTGGATGTGGTAAGACTACAGTTGCTAAGGCACTATGTAATCAATTAGGAGTAGATGTTTATGTTATTAACGGTTCCGACGAAGGGAGATTTCTCGATACTATACGAAACAACGCAAAGAATTTTGCTTCAACGGTATCTCTTTCCTCAGACGCGAAACATAAAGTCCTTATTATTGATGAGGCAGACAACACCACTCCCGACGTACAACTCCTTCTTAGGGCCTCTATTGAAGAGTTTAGCAGAAACTGTAGGTTTATCTTCACCTGTAATTACAAAAATAAAATCATCGAACCGCTACATAGTCGTTGTGCCGTCGTTGACTTTTCTGTAAATGCAAAACAAAAACCCCAACTCCAAGCAGAGTTCTTCGGACGTCTTAACGGGATCCTGGACACCGAGCGGATTCAAAGTGATAAGAAAGTCATTATTGAACTCATCAACAAACACTTCCCAGACTGGCGTAGGATCCTCAACGAATGCCAAAGATATTCTGTAGGTGGTAAGATAGATAGTGGGATACTTGCCCACTTCAGTGATGTAAAGGTAAATGATCTCATTAAAAACCTCAAGGAAAAAGACTTTCCTCAAGTACGTAAATGGTGTGTCGATAACTTGGACAATGATCCTGCTGTTTTACTTCGTAGGATTTACGATTCTCTTTCAAGTTCCTTGGTTCCTACTTCCTTGCCTGCTGCTGTTCTTATTCTGGCTAAGTATCAGTATCAAATTGCCTTCGTCGCCGACCAAGAAATAAATCTGCTTGCTTGCTTAACTGAAATTATGGTAGAATGTAAATTCAAATGAAGGAAGAATGGAGAAATGTTGTAGTTGAAGGTAAGGAGCATTGTTGGTATGAAATATCAAATTATGGTGTGCTTAAATCACATTTAAGAAGGGGGGGAAGAAGACGTGACGGAAGTCCTGGTGGTGAATTGAATTATGATCCATCAAAATTTTGGTTTATGAAACCTTCTCTTGCTGGTAGAAAAACAGAATCTAGTCGTAGACTTACTACTGTTTTAAATTTTCCTATAGGATTTTTAGATGATGATTGGGATTATATGCAATCCGCTAAATCTTCACACTGTTATAGAAAAATGATATACATTCATCAACTCGTAATGTGGACATTTTTCCCTATTGATAAGTATCCTCCAGAGAGATTAAAAAATTGTTGGAGTGATATTCCAACAGAAGCAAAACAATGGATTAAAGATACTGCGATAATTAATCACATTGATCATAATGCACAAAATAACAGGTTAGATAATCTTGAATGGGTTACTCCAAGAGAAAATACACGAGCTTCTATAAAGTTTCATCGTATTAATAAACCCAAAAAAGAAGAACCTACAAATGCCCTTTCTCAATTATTGGAGTGTAAATTTAGATGATATTGCCAGGCACTACAGTTACAGTTAAAGATCCTACTTCCATCTATAGAGGGTATGTGGGATTTGTGCAGAGAATTAGTGGTGATAAAGCTGCTGTTCTATTTGATAATCTTTCTTCTTGGGAGAAGATGATTACATTTCCTATTAAGGATTTACATGAAGGAGGTACTTTACCCAAATGACTAAAGATTTTTATAGAGTAGTAGCAGGTGCTCAAACTCGTGATCCTTATCCAGTATATAAGTTTTATAATGAACCAGAGGATTGGTCTTGTAATGGAACTGTAAAGATTTCTTGCAAAGATGGGAAGGTTGATGTTATAATATTTGAAAAGGATTCTATTAACATCCATCGTTTAGAAGTTTATGCTGACGGTCCGGTTGGTGCCAGATTGACTGAACAACTTCAACATCCCGAAAGACCATGAGGTATTCAATGAAAAAAGAAAAAAAGAGAAATCAAGTTAAGTCTAGGTTTTATTATATTTTCTGGGGTGCTGCTACTATATCAGTATTGGTAGGGCAGTTGTATGTTGGCACTGGATATCGTTTGATGTCTGGTAGTATATATGAACTGATTGATACTATAGAGCGACCTAGAATTTATTAATGACGGAAGAAGAATTAGAAAAGGAACGATGGATTGATGATGACTATGCAGTTGTTAGTCAATATTATACTGCAAGGAGAATGTATCCTACTATGCCTTTCTATCTTCAAGATGAAAATGGAGAGACATTTGTTTTTGGAATGGATTTAATATATCAGTACATTGGAAATATGTCTCACTACCCTGATTGGTAATTAATTATTATGACGTTAGTTTTACTTAATCAAATATTTTATTATATTTTACTAAATTTAATAGTAGCACATTTGGTTGATAGGTTAATGGTGGCGATGGGAATGCAATTAGGTTATCATAGATTTTGGAATATGTTTGTAAGACATACGTGGAATTCCAAGACAAAACCTGCTCAGAGGACTTGGGAATGAAATCACTGAAATCTTACAAAACGATGTTGCGCTATCCAGGCGGCAAGTCTCGTGCTATTACTAAGATGGATCCATAC